AGTGCCGACTTGCTAATCGTGGATGACCCTATCAAAAACGCAGAAGAAGCCGGATCACCAACTATCAAGGACAAAATCTGGAATGAATGGTTACTGACATTTAAGCCAAGACTTCAACGTGGTGGTTCAGTGATCGTAATCATGACCAGGTGGCAACAGGATGACTTGGCAGGTCGTTTGCTTGATAATTCAAGTTTCAACTGGGAAGAAATCAAGCTTCCTGCTATTGCTACAGGACTTGGACCAGGTGAGACTGATGTGCTCGGTCGTCACAATGGTGATCCATTATGTCCTGATCTTCATAGCCTAGATGAACTGCTCGGCAACAAGCACGACATGGGTTCTCAGAAGTTCACGGCACTGTATCAGCAATCACCAACGATTGAATCAGGTAACATCTTCAAACGTGAATGGGTGAAATTCTATGTGCCTGACAGAGAAACACAGATAAGACTTCACTTAACCGACAAGGACGCAAAGATATTGCCTAAACACTTTGATACATCTGTTCAAGCATGGGACGCAACATTCAAAAGCAAGGAAAACGATGACTTTGTTGCAGGTCAAGTTTGGTCAAAACGTGGTGCTGACTTGTATTTGAGACCTGGTTGGTGTCACAAGCGTCTGTCATTTACTGAGACGCTCGATGCTATCAGAGTAATGACGAGGTTTTACCCTGATGCAGTCACAAAGCTAGTCGAAGATAAAGCCAACGGTCCTGCGATTATCGATGCACTTCAACACGAGATACCAGGTATTGTTGCTGTCTCACCAGGTAGCGACTCAAAGGAAGCAAGAGCAGCATCAGTCAGTCCGGTATGGGAATCAGGCAACATCTATGTGCCACATCCAAAGTGGCGACCTGAAATCGAGGACTGGCTTGAAGAAATCTTTGCATTTCCTAACGCAATGCACGACGACAACGTTGACTCGATGGTTTACGCAGTCAAGAGACTTCACGACAACCATAGTCGTGGACCAGTTATCAGATATTAGAAAGGAGGAAACATGGGACTATTTAGCAGAAGAAAATCAGAACCGAAAAAGAGAACCATTGTTGGTGACGGCATCGACCTTGATCCGTTTACCAGTTATGACAATCTAGGCTGGCGAGTGGTTAATGATGAACAAGACTACGATGCACTGCACAATGAGACAAAACACAATGCCATTGCTCGAAGAATCGTACATAAACCAGCCGAAGATGCTACCAGAAATGGCTTCCGAGTAATCGTAGAAGGCGATCCAGAACGCCAAAAGATGTACCAACGGCTTCATTATGATTTGAAGACCACACAAGCCTTGTCTCAGCAACTTGTTTATCAACGTGAAGGCGGTGATGGTTATATCACTATTGGCGTTAATGAAAATGATGATGCTGATTCAAGTAAGCCACTTGATCCAACCACAGTTGAAAAAGTTCACTTCATTCATGCGTTCGGGCAAAACCATGTTGACAAAGTTCTAAGCAATGATGACCCACTCAGTCCTAATTATGGCAAAGAGCAAGCGATCGTACTTAGAACTCAAAACGCAGGTTACAAAGTTGATCCTAATGGTACTCAAACGCCGAATACTCCGAGAAACACTCCAAGAGTTATTGATCAAAGCCGGTATTGGCACATTGCACTTGATAAGTCGATTGATGATGAAACAGGTACATCAATCTTGACCAGATGTCAGGATCAACTCAAAGCAATGGATATCGCACTTGAATCGACTGGAAAGATGTTACGTGAATTTACATTCAAGTTTTACAAGTCTGATCAGTTGATGGAAGAAGGAGACGCTGACTTTAAACGTGATAAGCGTGAGATTAGCCAAGTACTTAATACAGAAGCAATGGCGTTTGGTCATAGTCAAGACAGTATTGAAAAGGTAGCAACACCAACCGGCGGTATTGATTTGCTTTACAACTTCGTATGGCAACAGCTTAGTGCTGCATGTGGTATTCCAAAATCTGTTCTAACTGGTGAACAAGCTGGGACATTAGCTGGTGCATCACAAGATGTCATCAACTACTACGACAGCATCAAGGCAATTCAGACCAACTTGTTAAAGCCTGAAATTGAACAGATCACTCGTATTTTGATGTACGCAAACGGTGATGACCCTGATCAACTTGATTGGAAGATCGTATTCAATGACTTACAAACCATGGACGATAAGACAAACTCAGAAATCTTCATGAACCAAGCTAATGCTTACAGTAGTTTGATTTCTAACGGCGTTCTTGCACCGGACGAAGTCCACGACATGCTAGCAGGTCAAGACACCAACCCTAACCCAGCAATGCAGACAGCAGGTGACAGTGTTGATGCTGAAACTGTAAAGAACATTGTGGATAACTATCAAAAAGACAAGAAACGAGCTGAGAAACATGACGACTCATAGAAGAATGCCTCACACTCGCTATCCTCGCAATCTTGAAGATGCTTATCGAAGACGCATCGTTAGATTGGTTTATCAGTGGCGCAAAGTCGCTATGGAGTATTTCAACGTCTATATGGGGGACTACTTCAAAGGCGGTACTCAAATTGTTGGTGATGCACCTAAAAAGAACAATCCGACTGAAACAGAACAACAGAATGTACTACATAACCTCGATGCTATGGGCTACACGATCAAACAAGCCACTAGTGATGCAACTATTCGCAAAATTGCTGAACAGTTTGTTAGAACGATTGATATGTTTAGCTACAACAACGTTGCAATGCAGATTCGGATAGCTGGTATCAACCCAATACGTGATAGCCCTGAATTGACCAAGATATTTAACGCACGAGTTGCTGAGAACGTCCAACTGATCAAGTACATGAAGGATCGATATGCAGACAGCATCACTGGTGTCATCTCACGAGCTATCTCAAATGGTGACGGCACCGGTGTAATTACAAAAGAAATCGTTAAACAAACTGGTATGTCAGTCAGACATGCTGCACTTGTTGCTAATGATCAAACCGGATCAGCGCTTGCTAAGTTCAATGAGAGTCGACACAAAGCGGCGGGCGCAAAAGATTACGTCTGGCAATCAATGGAAGATAACCGAGTACGGCCCAAACATCAAGAACTAGATGGCACTCGTCAAACCTACGACGATCCAACTGGCGGTGATGATGGACAGATGCCTGGCGAACCAATCAACTGCCGCTGTGTGGCTGATCCGATATTTAGCTTTTATTAGGAGGTAAGACATGACAGATAACAAACCACTTTTCGGTATTAACTCAGAGAAAGTAACAGTTGACGCACCAAAAACCACAAAAGATGCGCCAGAAGTAGCAGTTAATCACGAAAAAACTGCGTTAAACGCTCAATCAACTCCAAAAAAGGAGGTGAAACGAGTGGCAAAGAATGGATTTGATTACACAAATTGCAAAACCTACACAGTTAAGGAAGGTCAAACCTTACTTGATGTTGCAAACGAAGTCTTAGTTGCCTACCAACAACTCCGCTACTTCAATGGCTTGCCTAAAAACAACCCGGTTGTTAAGGCTGGTCAAGTGATCTACATTCCAAATCAAGCTGTAGACGTACCACTTGAAGGATGATAACCCGGTACGACACTGCAACAGTCGCAGGTATGACAACTGATCCCATTACAGGCTTTATTCACGCCAGAAACGTCCCAATCGCACGTACTGGCGTTTTTAAATACGTAAAACCAGATGGATCAATTCATAAAGAAGCCAAGCTTCCAGAGGACATCCTGTCTGACAGCACGGTTGAAAGTGCTAATAACAAGCCGGTAACAGATAACCATCCAGAAAATGCCAACGGTCAAAGAATCTTAGTCAATAGAGACAATTCAACCGCATTGATGAAAGGCTTTACTGCGTCAAACGCTCACGTTGACCGCACAGATGGCACTGTTCGAGTTGATATGACTATTACCAACCCTGATCTAATCAAAAAGATTAGTGGCGGTAAGCGTCAACTAAGTATTGGCTTTCAAACGCAGGTAGTTCCTCAAAGCGGTGTCTATAAGAATACCAAGTATGACTCAGTACAAAAGGACATCACTATCAACCACGTTGCTGTTGTTGATGTGGCAAGAGAAGGTCCAGACATCTCACTAGATAGATCAGTTGTTGGCGATGCAGCCGAAATGATCGGTGAGATAGACGGCATTAGTAAAGAGAAAGGGCAAAAACCACAAATGGATTTTGAAAAAGTACGCATTGGCAACCAAACCATTAAGGTCGCTACCGATGATGCAGATAAATTGATCAAGTTTGATTCTGATAACTCAGCAAAGCAAAAAAAGATCAATGATCTCGATGCACAAATTAAGAAGTTAACTGATGAACGTGACGCTTTGAAAAGCGGAAGTGAACAAGCTGACAAGGACAAGTCTGAGGCACAAGCAAAAGCCGATAGTCTTGAAAAGGAATTACAAGATTATCGAAACAAATTTGAAGGTGACGGCTTCCAAAAAGCCGTGGATGAACGTATGGCATTGATCGACAATGTGAAGTCTGTTGTCGGTGATAGCTTTGATCCTCATGGCAAGACTGACAAGGAAATGAAGATCGAAGCTATTAAGCATGTTGATGGTGACGCCTCAGACGTTGACGGTCAAAATGATACCTACATTGACGCTTACTTCAAGTCAATTATGAATCGCAAGAAGTCACACTTCGTTGGTGCAACTGTTCACGATTTCAAGGGCGACAGTGCTGACAGCAATGTTTCAGTTAACCAAATGCATGAAAACTTCTACAACCTTGCAAACAAGAATAAGGGAGGTAACAAGTAATGGCAATTCCTGATGGAACCATGTACCACGACGGTCATCTATCCGCCGGTACAGTTGAAAGACAATACGAAGTCTTAACAGAAGTCGCTAGTGCCGATATTCCATTCGGCGCTGGCGTTTCTTTAGTTAACGGTCAAGCAGTTACAGCTACCAAAGCACCTATCTACGGCGTTGCAGCAAAGCGTGGCTACTTAGACGTTGACCACTTCTATGAAGACGACATTGAAAAAGATAAATGGCATCCAGGCGAAGTTCTCGGTGTTCTTACTGATGGAACTATCAATGTTCCGGTTAGTGAAGATGTCGACCGTGGAGAACTTGCCACTGTTGATGCTGACGGTTCATTTAAACCGACCACTG